CTCCATCTGTTCATTTGGCTGGCCTATCTCGTAGTGTAAGGTTCCATATCCAAACCAATAAGGAACAGGCTGGGCTTCAATAGTCTCAAATTTCGTGGGCAAAATAAGCCTGAAATTTTTATCCAGCAGGCGGAAAATGAGGAGGCGCTGCCGTACCCGCTCCATGATGGAAAGCAAGTCCTGCCATGCGCCTCCCCCTCTGCCGTCCGCCCCCGGTCTTCCCGCTTCCGTTTCTGCCCATTCTTCCTGTAATTCTTCGCCATTAAGGCCATACACGCCAAAAGTAAGCCCTATGGTAGCCTGTGAGCCGTCATCGGTGTCTTCACTACCCTGCCAGCTGACAATCACCAATGGGTAAAAGCTATCGTCCTGGAAATCTTCATCAGGAATATGCTGGGCATAGACGGAAACCGCCTTGTCTTCCTGCCCTTCTGCTTTCATCCTGTAATCCTTGACTGCCTCTTTTACTTCTGCCGTCACGGCCTGCACTAATCTTGCAGGTGTCATCTTCTATACCCCATCAAAAAGGCGTTCACTTCGTGATCAAGTTCCTTGCTCAATCTCTCCTGTGCCCGCTCTTCCACATATTCCCTCACGGATGGGCTTTCCAGCATTTGCGGTGTGGATGGACCGGACAGTTTGGCAATAGGAAGACTGCTGTTTCCAGCGGTTCTTCTCATAACGCCTACGTGCCCGGACTTCATCTTTGCCAGGAAAGCATGGGCGATAGTACCGCCTTGCCCTTTCACCACCTGGCTGTAAAGATATTGCCCTTTAGGTGGTCTCCTTTTGGGCACCGCCGTGGGCTTGTGCTTGAAATAGGCCAGGTCATTCACCCGCCCCCGTGAAGTCAGCATAGCGCCGCCACCTGTGAAAGACACCTTCATGGTTCTGGTGATGTAGGTGGGCTTGATGGTATAGCGTTCCTTAGCTTTTTGGGTTGCGTCTTTCTTGGCTCCACGGATGCTTTTGCGGATTGCCGTATTGGCAGCCTTCTGGGCCGCCCCTGGCATGCCCCGCAAAAGCTCCTGAGCCCTAGCAATATCGCTGGCATCTATTTCAATCATGCAAATGCGCCGCCTCTCATGCGATAAGCGCCCAATTCGATGGTCAGCATGCCCATATCTTCGGTGCATCTATCCACCACATAACGCTTGCCGTCCATGCGGAACGGGGTGCCCTCGGTGGGGATTTTTGCCAGGTCTGAGGTTTTCACGCAGACAGTGACAAAATCGCCATGAAGGCCATCAGGGGTGCGCTTGCCCCCTTGAACATTTGCCTTTCTGTCATTGGTCGAATCCCCAGACACCACGCAAACACATTCCCGCCCTTCAAGGTTGTGGGTCTCCCCGAATTCGTCCGGGTTGAGGAAGACGGCAGAAACATCCGCCGCCACCATATCCTTGAAAGACATCAGCCCAGCCGTACAGTTACGGCAGCTCCTGCGGATGCTTTCGCGGTGATTGCATAGCCTGCAAAGGTGTTATTAGTAGCCGTGCCGGTGATAACACCATTGGTGCTATCCCAGTAAACCTTCTGGCCTACCTTGATAGCCGCCCCCGTGGCGGCAGGGAGGGTATAAGCGCCGGTGAGCGTCACGGTGCCAGTGCCGCCGGCAGGAATATTCTCCAGCGCTACGCCCACCATATCTTCCAGGGGAACAACATCCATGTATTCCACTGCATCTGCAGCGGTGAAGTCGATGTTATCGCCCTTCTGTACAAAAACTGCTTTTGCCATGTTTTAGCCTCCTTTAGCTAATGGTGCTCTTCTGAATGCCACGGAAATCAAGCAGATTTACGCCCACATCGTAGTAAATACGCCACTTGATGCCCAGGGTGTCGAACTGCACAGCGCTCTCCATGGTGGGGGTCTCGTTGCCATTCAAGCTGGTGACTTCGATGGTAGGCACCAGTCCCGGCGCAGCTACCATGTAGAAAACATTTTCAGCGGAAAGCTCCGGGTCTGCAATCACAGACAGTTTGTTAGCGAAGGGGTTCACGGTGGCATTGCTCTTGGACGGGTCAACCACAGAGTTGATGAGCTGGGCCGCCTCTACTTCCAAATCCACAGGGACAATCAGATAAGCGGGCTGGATGTTGAGGAATGCCTTGCCAGCAATATTCTTCTGCTTGGCCATAGCCGCCTTGATTTTGCCCAGCCCAGCCACAGTGAGGCCCTGGGTCTGCAGGTTGCCGTGGCTTGCGTGGAAAAGCGCCGCCCCCTCAATGGTGGGGTTATCTGCCAGGATGGAGTAGACCATCTTGTTGACCATACGGCGGCAGGCAGCACCATGGATGGACGGCAGGGCCTTGAGTGCGCCCATATCGTCGTTGATGATAGCCTTACGGGTAAGGGAGAAGGACTTGCCGTAGGTAGCCACGCCGGCGGTCACAGAGGTTTCCTTGATTTCGTCATGCTTGAATTCGCCGCTCTCACCGATTTTCTCCAGCTCCCCGGCTTCGCTCAGGCGGTAGCGGGTGGCCTGCTTGAAGTCAGAGTTGCTGCCCTTGGCAGTCCAGAACTGATAAGTCGTAGATGCTTCCTGATAAGCCTGGGCCATGGACTTGTTCGCCACATTGGACAAGATACCAGGGAAAGCACCAGTGCCGGTCAAGGCTTCACGGATGAGGGTTTCATCATCCATGTTGCGGGTGCTTGCGTTCTTCTCACGCTCGATGCACTCTGCTGCAAGGCGCATCATGCGCTTGCCACGGAATTCGTCAGCACCGGCGGCAGGCTTTTCAATGCCCAGGCCAGCCCTCATAGCCAGGCCATCAATGGCAGCGGCGCGGAACTTGTCCATTTCGTCGGCCTGTACGTTCACCTGCTGGGGCTTGCGCTCCTCAGCCAGCTGCTGCAGAACTGCTGCCCTGGCAGCCTCCACGCTGGTGCCATCTGCAATAAACTTGCCAGAATCCATGCCAAACTGGCGGCAAAGGCTGTCAATCTCCTTTACGCGCTGGCGTTCTGCCTGCACGGCAGCCTCCCTCACTTCAGTTTCATTCACCTGAGGCTCCTGGGGCTGTGCCTTGGTCTCCGGCTCTGCCTGCGGGGTCTTCTTGTTCTCGTCCATTTTCACATCTCCATTTCTTTCTTCATGGTCATCTTCTAAACTTCGGCCCACGCCTACGGTGGGGTCAGCGGGTACGGAAACAATCGAAAGCTCATAGGGTGTCCATTTAGTGGCAATGTAGCAAGGGCCGTCAAAACGCCCATCTTCGCTCTTTTTGCCCTCTCGCACTTCTTCCCATTCATCCACCTTGTAGCCCACAGACACACCTTTGAGTGTGCCATTCTTGACTTTCTGATAGATTTTTTCGCTTTCGTCATCTTCATCAAACTGAACCACCGCCCTCAGCTTGTGCTCTCCTTCATCCAGCTCCACGGATAATATTTTCCCCATGACGCTGTAAGGGTCATGGTTGAAAAGCATTACGCCAATTTCCTGCAGGCGGGCCAGGTCAATGGCATCTGCTTCATGGAGCAGGATTTCCGTGCCAAACCAGCGCCTATAAGGTTCTTCGCTGGACAAGGAGAGGTCAAAGGTGCGGCTCTCCTGTTCCTCCCCCGCCTCACGGCAGGAGATTTCCCCGCGAAAAGCACGGGTCAACGGCTCATTCTTGTTCCTCGTTCTCGTTTTCGGTTCCATCTTCTTCCTCCTGTTCTTCTCCCTTGCCGTCTCCATCGCCGCCCCCGGCAGCATCCGCATGGTTCTGGGCCGCCGCCTGTACGGTGATGGGTGTATGAATGGACAAGGTGAGGCCCAAAGCCTCTGCCGTGTCCTTCTCAAGGGCTATTTGCTCTAATTGTTCGCGCCAATCATAGCCGCGCTCAGCACACCACTGTGAAAGTGTTTTGCCGCCATTCTGCAAGGCCATGATATCTGCATTTACTTCTTTGCTGGGGTCAATCCACGCCCAGCCTGGGGATACCCACTCACAGGCCTGATATTTTTCCTTGTTCTGGTAATAATCAGGGATGTTCAGCAGGCCTGCCATGACACACAAATCCATCCATTCCCGATAGATGGGAGCACAAAGGTGCTCTGCAAGGTAGTTCTGCATAGGCTCAAAGGTCTTTCGGTCTTCAAGCATGCCCTGCCTTGCACTCGAAAAGCTGGCTTTGTCGAAGTCGCGGCTCATAAGCTCATAGCTCATGCCCAGGCCTGCCCCTGCTAGGCGCTCCTGTATAGCTACATAGTCCCTTGCGTTGGCCATGCCACGGGAAGGATTTGCGGTCTCTACCTTTTCCCCCGGTGCCAGGTACTTGATCATACCGGGGCGCAGGGATTGCAGTTTCTTGCCCTCCGGGTCTTTCGCATTGCCGATACGGCCAATCTTCCCCGGTGCGCCGTCCTGGGTGGTGATGAACACAGAGAAGCAGGCGGCTATTCTGGCAGCCACAGTCTCTGCATCCAGGTAGTCCTGGGTGTCTTTGAGCCGCTTGATGATGGGGGCCAGGTCGGAAACGCCGCGAATCTGATCCGGCTGTTTCCGTGTCCACAGATGGATTATCTGCCCTGCTGGCACCCTGTCCGGGTCATACTGGATATAGCCATCAGGGCTTTTCCTGTCTATCCAGTAGGCCAGGGGCTTCAAATGGTCATCTAATTCCACGCCAGAACGGATTACATTGCCCGTCTTCGGGGCTGTAATCAGGTACTGACTGAGCAAATCAGACTTGATAACCTGCAGCCGCAAAGGGAATTTTCCCCGGCGGTTCACGGTTTTCTTGATAAATATCTCCCCAT